GGTGCGATTACCCGCATCGAAGGCATTGTGTATTAAGTAAGGATGGTAAATGGATAGTGAAGTGATTGAGACACTCCCGCCAGAGCCTGTTTTTGTGCAGGTGTATTTCGGTCAGGGGGAATCGCAACTGAGTATGCAGTGGGATAGCCTTGGCGACAAACCCAATCCGGGCGATGAATGGGTGGAAATGCAAAACCCTAAACCGTTATTTGGCCGTCACTATGCCAGTGAACTCGGTTTATGGTTGCCCATGGCGCAGGAAAACTTTGAAACGGAAGTCGACCGGGTTGACAATGAACGTCGTGATTTGTACTCACAAATGGTGGATCCACTGTTAAAAGAGGCCATGGTTAAGCGGCTGATGAGTACCGATGAATCTTTGCAAGACGCTTTAGTCTTGGAAGCCCAAGCGTTGGCTGCTCGTCAAAAAATTCAGGATGATCATCCTTGGCCATCTCCTCCTTCCGACACTGAATAATTTTCTCAACCCGCTCACTGAGCGGGTTTTTTATTACCCGACGAACAGGAATTAGCTATGACGCAATTTCTTCACGGCGTTGAGGTCATCGAAATTGATGATGGCTCACGTCCGATTCAAACCGTTAAGTCGGCCGTTATCGGTCTGGTCGGAACGGCCCCTGATGCTGCAGCTGCGGTTGCGGCAACTCTCACCCTCGGCAGCACCGTACTGAAAGATGGTCTGGTGTTTACCGCGAAAAAAACGGGTACGGAAGGCAATGCCATCAGTATCGAAATGGTGGCCCCGGATGCGGTCAATACCCCGCTGTCGGTGACAGTGGACGGCAACAAAATCACCGTTACTCTGGCCACGGATGCGCAGAAAGTGCTGACGTCGACGGCTGCTCAAGTGAAAGCGATCATCGATGCGGATGCCGATGCCAAAGCCTTGGTCAGCGTCGTCGTATTATCTGATGGCAGTGGCGATGTGGCGACTGCGCCGCGAACCTATCTGACAGGCGGCGAAAACGAGCCGTTTCCGCTTTATACGCCAGTTGCGGTACCGGGCACTCGCAAGAGCATTGATGCGCTCGGCACGTCAGGTACTTTGGCGGCTGCGCTTGATGATGTATTTGACCAAACCGGTGCTCTGGTGATTGTGGTTCGCGCTGAAGAAGGTGGCAATGATGCGGAAACGCAGGCCAATGTCATCAAATCGATGCAAGGCTGGCTCGATAGCCAGACTGAAACGGGATACACACCTCGCATCCTGATTGCGCCGGAATTTAGCCAGGTGGATGCGGTTGCTTCCGAAATGGAAGCGAAAGCGGCGCGCCTTCGTGCGATCGCCTACGTCGACAATACGATTGACGCCACCTATACCGATGCTATCAAGCGCGCTCGTCAGTTTGGTGAGCGTGTTGAAGGGACTTGGCCATGGGTTCGCGTGTTCGATACTGATCTGGCGAAAGAAATTGATCGTCCATATTCGGCCCGAGCGGCAGGTCTTCGCGCGCGTATTGATGCGGAGAAAGGCTTCTGGTGGTCGAAATCAAACCAACAGATTTACGGCATTGTCGGTACCACGCAAGCCGTTGACTGGTCGCTGGGCGATGCAAGTTCACTGGCGAATATGCTCAATGAGAACAAGGTCAGCACCATCATTCGTGAGGGTGGTTTCCTGCATTGGGGAAACCGCACCTGCAGTACAGACCCTAAATTGCAGTATGAGCAGACGCGCCGAACCGCTGACCTTATCAATGACTCTGTGCAACGCAATCATCTCTGGGCCGTCGATCGCAACATCACAAAAACCTATGTCGATGACGTGATTGCCGGGGTGAATGCCTATCTGCGCGAACTGAAAGCGCTGGGCGCGATTTTGGGCGGTGAGTGCTGGGCGGATAAAGAACTCAATACGCCAGCAACCATCCAGAAAGGCATTGTCTATTTTGATTTTGATTTCTGTCCTCCGTATCCGGCTGAACACATCGTGTTCCGCAGCCGACTCAATAACGACTATCTGGAAGAGGTATTTAGCTAATGGCAGGCGACAACTTACTCAGCCGCTGGGCAATTTGGGTGGATGGTATCGGCAAGGCGGGTAACGCCAAAGAATACAACCCGCCCGTTCTGGAAGTGCTGACCACTGATTTTCAGGCCGGGGATATGGACATGCCGATCCCCGCTGATGATGGCATGGCCCCGATGGAAACCAGCTTCTCTCTGTTTGGCCTTCGTCAAGGCTCTCGCACGGCGGTATCGGTGCGCTCAACTTACACCGATACCAAAGGCAACAGCAGCGAACTGGTGGAAGAGCTTGGCGGTATGATCACGAAGATTGAACGTGACGCGCAAGATACCGGGTCGCAACGCGATAAGGCGATGAAAATCACCATGAAACTGGACTACTACAAAGTGGTTCGCTCTGGTGTGGTGCTGATTGAAATCGATCCGGTCAACCACGTTCGCAAGCTGGGCGGCATTGATGTCCTCGAAGGCATTCGCGCCGTTTTACAACTTTCTTAATGCTTTGCGGCCATGGCCGCATTTGTTCATTTGGCCGCCAATGCGGCCATTTTTATAGGAATTTTTTCTCATGGCATACCCTGTCAATACGACCCCTTTGAAACTGGAATACCCAATTGAAATCGACGGTAAAAAAATCGATGAACTGAACATCCGCCGCCCATTGGTGCGAGATCAATTGATCGCGGATAAGCAAAACAAAGACGAGGCTGACAAAGAAATTCACCTGATGTCTCTGCTTGCGGGTGTTGATAAAGAAGTCATCCAACTTTTGGATCTCAACGACTATGGCGAGGTGCAAAAAGTCATTGTGGGTTTTCGCAAGAAGCCCTCTCAGAGCGAGAAATCCAGCGAGGAATGATCGTGCTTGCCAGCCATACGAGCTGGCAACCTTCTGAGATGTTAGAGCTTCCGGTTTCAACGTTTATCGATTTTATTGAGCTTCTGCCAAAGAAAGGTGACCAATGAATCAAAATCTGAAAACCGTGGTCACGCTGGGCGGCACTGTTGATAGCAGCTTTACTAAAATCGGCAGTGCCTTTCAGTCGTCAATGGGCAAGGCCACTAAATCGGTCAAAGAGTTGGAGCGAGATCAGCGCCAACTGACCAAACAAATCCGCAAATCCAAGTTAGCCGGTGCGGATGTGAGCTTACTGACCAAACGCTATCAGGAACTGAGTCAGCAACTTGATGAGGCGCGCGATAAAGCCGAAGCGTTTGAAGGTGCGGCGGGAGTTGGCAGCAAACTCCGTGGTATCGGTAAGGCTGGCGTCGTCGCAGTGGGCGGAATTTGGGCCACGACGACCGCCATCGCGGGTTTAATGACCGTGACCAACAACACTACTTCGACCATGGTCGGCATGGCGAAAGCCTACGACATGAATATCGAGCGCTTTAACGCTTGGAATGGTGTTGCGCAGCAAGCGGGGCTCGATGGCGAGCACATCGGTGACATGATTGAAGAACTCAGCAACAAGTTTGGTGAGTTCAAAGCCTTGGGCGAACAATCCTCTGTGGCGGATGTGTTTGGCGCATTGGGCATCAATGAGTCGATGATGGAAGGCATGGCAGCGGCTGACCAGTTCGAATTCATTATGAAGCGTTTGGAAGGCGTTGCTGACAAGCAACAAGCCGCTTCTCTCGCGGACATGCTGTTTGGCGGCGAAGGCAATAAAGTCACCACTTACATCCGCAATACGGGCAAGAGCCTGAGCGAACTGCTTGATGAGCAGCGCCAGTTCAACCTGCTGACTGAAAAGGGGGCGGACGGGGCAGTGGCTTATGGCCAGTCGTTTAAAAACCTTCAAACCATCATCAGCTCCGGTTGGCAGGAGATTTCCGGCATTGTCGGCGGTGAAATGGCCGGGGACATTCAGCAATTGAGCGTCACTATCGGCCGCTACGTTCGAGAGAACAAAGAAGCGGTCTCGGAAACACTCAAAAGCTTGGTCTATGGCGCGAAAGATTTCACCGTTGCTCTGTGGAACGTGGGCGCCACCGTGAATCGGGTTGTGCAAATTTTCGGTGGCTGGGAAACAGTCGGTACTGCTGTTTCCGCTTTGCTGGCCGGGAAGCTGGTTGTGGGGCTGGTCAGTATGGGGAACATGGCCTTCACTGCCATTAAGACCATCGGCGCGTTGAAAGTGACGATGGCCAGCTTGAACGTGGTGATGGCTGCGAACCCGATCGGCGCGCTGGTCGCAGCCGTCGGGCTGCTGATTTTTGCTGGTATTGAGCTGTGGCGAAATTGGGACTCTGTCTGGGCGTGGTTTGGCGAGAAGATTGAGTGGTTTCAATCCGCATTTCCGAATGCAGCGGCTTTCATTAAGACAGCGTTTGATTGGTCTCCACTCGGGATGATCATCAACAACTGGTCGCCCATTACTGAATGGTTCAGCGGGTTGTGGGGTGGTATCACTGGCATCTTTGATGCCGGATTAACCAAAATCAGTGGCATCTGGGACACCGTCAGTGGCTGGATGGATGCCATGAAGTTCTGGGAAAACGATTCGCCAGCGCCACAGGCCAAATCGTATCACCAGGTGCAATCCGAATCGGCTTCCAACCGAGCCATGGCGGCGATCAATAACAGCTATCCCGCGAGCCGTGGACACACGTTTACGCAAAGCGTTGGCGAAATCAAAGTGTACGCCGCGCCGGGTCAGAGCGCCGAACAGGTTGGCAGAGCCGTGCAGGCTGAACTCAGTGGCTATCGCAACAGTGCTTTGTATGATTTACCGGAGGCAGGGTAATGGCAGAGGTCATGCTTTCTCTTGGCAGCTTTAAATTCCATATTGCAGCGGCCGCTTACAATGAACTGGTCAAGCAATGGGAATGGCGCTGGCAAGGTCAGAGCCGGGTTGGCCAGAGTGATTTATTGCAGTACACCGGAAAAGGGGCCGATAAACTGACCTTGAATGGTCAGGTGGCTACGTTATTTCGTGAAGTGGGAACCCGGCAGATTGAAAATCTGGCGGATTTAGGCAACCAAGCGACGCCGCTTTTGTTGGTGAGTGGCCTTGGTGATGTGTTGGGTTATTGGGTGATGACCAGTCTGAGCGAAACGGACACCCGCTTTGTGAAAGGCGGTTTACCGCGCGCTCAGACGTTTACGATGGAGCTGAAGTTCTATGGCGACAATCTACAAAACCCGTGATGGCGATGTGCTGGACCGGATTTGCTGGCAACATTACCAACGAGAAGGTGCAGTGCCGTTGGTTCTCTCTGCTAACCCCGGTTTAGCGGATGCGGGTGTGGTCTTACCCAGTGGTATTTACATTACCTTGCCTGAACTTCCCGCGCCCGTGAGCAGTGAGGCGGTATCGCTATGGGATTAGAATTTAAACCTGATTTCTCATTGTCAGCCGATGGCAACGACATTACCGCATTGATTGCCAGAAATCTGATTAGTCTGACCCTGACCGATAATGCGGGTAAAGATGAGTCCGATCGTCTGGCGTTGAACCTGTCATGGCCAAGTTCGTCCCCAACGCCAAAAAAAGGTGCCGTGTTGCGCCTTGGATTGGGTTTTAACGGGGAAATGTGGGACAAAGGCCAGTTTGTGGTCGATGAGGTCACCACCAGTGGTCCACCCCGTCTGGTGCAGATTGTGGCGAATGCTGCGCCGATGGATAACCGCAAACAACCAGGTTCATTGCAGACGCAGAAAACTCGCAGTTGGAGCAAGGTAACACTCGGTGATGTTGTCAAAACCGTGGCAGGCAATCATGGTTTAGTCCCCAAAGTGAGCAGCAGTCTGAATGATGTGGCGATCGCTCATGTTGATCAGGTCTCCGAGAGCGACATGAACTTATTAACCCGGCTGGCTAAGCGGTATGGGGCAGTGAGTAAACCGGCTAACGGGTACTGGTTCTTTCTTAAAGATGGTTCAGGGGAAACCCTATCCGGAAAGCCACTGAAAAACATCACCCTGACGCCAGACCAAGTGACGAACTGGCAATGCCGTCAAAGCAGCCGTGGTGATGCAAAGCGCGTAGTGGCGACTTACCATGATGTGGCGTCAGGTGAAACCAAAGAAGTCGCGGTGGGAGTAGGGGAGCCGGAGTTTCGCATCGTGTTTAAGTATCCCAACTACGAAGAAGCCAAAGCAGCGGTCTCTGCGCGTTCAAAGCAAGTTAAGGACGGCACAGATGTGTTGGACATAACCATGCCTGCACGCGCTTCTGTGATGAATCTGGTAGCAGAAGGGACCATAACCCCCAAGGGGTTTGGTGACGTTGAAGATAGCGTCTGGCGCACGAAAACCGTGGAATGGTCCCTAAGTGAGACAGGGCTGCAGTTGCGTCTAACGGGGGACCATGGTTCAGTTTAGCCCCAATTTCGCCCCATTGATCTCTGATGATTATTTATCTTATTGATTTTAAATTAATAAATTGCCCATGTACCTGACATGTTCGAGACATGGTACAAAATGGCAAGCCTGATTCAATCTGGTCTGGATCTGACGCCAATTATCACTCACCATTTCAAAGTTGATGACTTCCAAAAAGGCTTCGACGCTATGCGTAGCGGGGCTTCCGGTAAAGTGATTCTGGATTGGGAATAAAATAGAAAGCGCTCCGAAAGGGGCGCTTTTTCTTTCCTACCAACATGTATGCACAAACAGTTAAATGGAAA